CCAGTCCAACTGTCTTGGCATTCTAAAGTTTTAGTATTGTAGTCAATTTTAAAATCTTCTACTTCACCTGAATTTAATAGTCGATTAGCATGTTCTGCTGCAAACGACTCTATTCGATAATTAACCGTCAAAAGTATTTAACCTTGGATAGATTGCAATAATATTTAATGGCAACGGTGATGCTTGTCTGACAAATATATGTCCAGACTTTTCATAGTCTGATCTAAACTCAGCATCCTTATCACCTGTAAATAATTCCACTGCTGATGACATCAACATAGAACTATCACGAAATGGTATAATCTCCATATCATCTAAACTTGAGCCAACTTCACAGCCTAAAGTTTTATGTAATCTAATAGTAACACCATGTACTCGTTTTATTTTACCTTGAGCTGTGCCATCTTCAGCACCAGCTTCTAACCGCATAGTTTGCAAAACTGATTCATAGTTTAAACCAATGGTAGCTTTTTCAGCTGCATAACTTAAAGTCACTGCACCTGAGCTTACGGTCTTTTCAACATGAGCTGCACCATTGACTAGCACATCTAATGGTTCACCTTCTAAATGATTTAAGCCAGATACTGATGTAGTTTTACCACCAGAATAAGTTAAACCACTGTCAACATAAAATGCATCCATCTGGCTATTGCCATAATCAAATGGTGTTAGGTATTCAACATACCTACGAGTAGCACCATTAATAAAACGATTTACAATAAGATATAGTTGATCTTCGTCTGCATCTGATGGGATTACTGCCACCGATTCTACTTTAGCATGTGTTAACCACTTATGCGTAGCAGCAGTAGTATTAACAGAACTTATAGTAATATAAGAACTAAGATCACTAGCAGTTGATAATTTAAACGTATCATCGGTTAAAACATCAACATAGTATTTTGTATTTGTACTTAGACCACCTAAAGCATGGCTGGAATTTGACGGATAATAATATAAATAATCATCATTTCCAAAGCCGTGGCTATCAACATAAAACGTACCATTACGAACATTTACTCCTTTATAAATATACTGTGTTGTATCAGAACTTGGAGTAGATGTAAGACTTATTGCTGTGCCAGCTGTAGCATTTGCTGCCGTGGTGGCAAGTTTGATAGTGTTACTATCACTAGCAATAACAAAATAAAAAATACCCTGGCTTAATCCACCAATGTCATTCGTTAACGTAAAATACGAAACGACATTACCAGTTGACAAACCATGTGATGATAACGTGATGGTGTTATTAGTTGTCGATACATTAGTTGAGTTAGAAGTAAATCCAATAACGTCAGTTGCCGATAATTTACCAGTATCAGCTTTTCCACCAATAACATGTCTATGCCAAGCCACTACATTCTCAGTACGTTGATAAGTCATACCAGCCAAAATTCCATCTTCTCGTGCTACCCATAGCACTGAGTCTGGTTCTTGTTGGTAAGCCATATCCTTAACTAGACTTTCCGTAACATGTTCCGACAATATTGTTAAGTCAGGTGCAACATAGTTATCACTATCATAGTTATAAACTAGTTCTCTAACTTTACGTTTAGCTCGTTGTAAAAACAAAGTTACGTTGCCAACAGAGATAGCATCTTTGTTAGCCGAGCCATACGTTGATTGTTTACGAATATTAATATTAGTTGGTGACAAGCCATCAACGGTATCAGAACCTGTAACTAAAAATTCACCACCGACTGTGCCAACAAGCAAAGATCGAGCAGCTGACAAATATCGAATAGCATTTACTTGATTGGATGCAATCGTAAAGATCATAGCATCATCAGCATTCGTGCCTGTCGTAAAGTTTTCATAGTCACCTGATTTACTAAAAAACAATGTTTGTGGATTATTGTTAGTATTAGCAAACACCAAGCGTTGTTCAAAAAACGATACGCAAGATGGAAAGTTATTAGCAGCTGTACCGATTATTGGGTTGTTTAATTTTTCTACCACATCACTACCGCCAGCACTAAATGTACCAAAACTACTGGTATTAACATTTGTACCAGCTGCATCTTGTAACTGAAACGTAGTAGCATTAGGTACTGTACCAACTTTAAATACTGTGCCGTCAGCAAGTTGTGTCATGCCACCAATATCACGAAACGTAATAAAATCACCTTCAGCAAAACCATGATCGGCTGAGGTTGTCACTACGCCTGGATTAGCTTTAGTTACTGCTGATACGGTAAAGTTTGTGCCTGTGTTTAATGTCACCGTACTCAAACTCCAAGCAGTATGATCGGTACGAGTTAATTTTTTAATAGGATAGGTTGGGTGCGTGATGTACATGACATCAGCAGATTGAGCATACTTCAGTTCAAAAAGATCTGCCGTAGCATAAGTTGTAGTAATTTGATAAATACGAAATGCTGTACCAGCAGAGCTGTAAGTAGTTAAAGCTGACGTATTAAAATTATTGCCATCCGTATCTTGTAACGCAAACGTGTTGGTTGACACACTTGCCACTTTAAATTGTCGACCATTCAGTTCAGTCATGCCCACAATACCAGCTAAGATAACATAGTCACCATTAGAGTAACCATGAGAGTTAGCTGTAACTACACCTGGATTAGCTTTGGTAATAGCTGATATAGTTTTGCCAGTTTCAGTAATGATACCGTTATCTTTATAAAACCTAACGTATAAATTACCAAACTCTAGCATGTAGGTTTGTGTGGTTGAGAACTCAAACGGTATTAATCTTTTAGCAGTGCTGCTGTCTTTAGCTTCCGACACAAATCGTGTGCCAGGTCTACGACTAGCAGAACCATGGGGATGTACCACCATGTTTTCTAAAGTCTTACAGCCAAAGAAATATTTTTCTAAATCAGTTCTACCATCCATACGAGGTGATAGTTCACCAGCGGTAAAATTAGTAAATGCATAAGCAGATCGAGCCATTATAACCTCGATGCAATAAATGGAAAGTCTGCGTCTAGTTCATCTGGCATACCTTCAGTAGCATCAGCAAATCTAGCATCTTTTAATTTTTCTAAATATTTTTGTTCCATTAACTGCAACAAAGTAGTTGAGCCAGTAATGGCATAAGCTATATCGGCTGCAATAGCAGCTGACAAAGTTTCGACTAATGACGTATCATATTGTGTCGTGTCTGTAATTCTAGCTACATATAAAATTTTTACCGTAGTAGCATTGGTTAATATTTTTCTACCTTCTACTTTGAAATCAACATCATCTTTCATTTCAAAAGTTTTCAATACCCGAATACAATCTGAAGGTAGGGTGTATTGATTAGTATATTCGTAGGCTGGTTTATCAGTGTCTTGTGCCAGGCTAACTCTTTTTAATAGACAGTTCCATGGATGCTCACGAAACACTTTGTCTCGTACCATCTCATATCTTTGGTTAAGCACTCGTGCATTTTTAGAGTCTTCGGTTAATGCTAATATGGTTGAAGCTCCTAATTGATTCAAAGCTCCGTTACATATACCAACTTGTGATGTCATAAATTTCCTTAATAATATTAAATTACAAGGACAGCCGCATAACGACTGCCCTTATAGTTTTAGTGTCTAGTTAACAACATATAAAATGTTGAAAGACATATCACCAGCAGTACCACCAGCAGCTTGCATAGTTGCAGCTATATAGTAATACCCACCTGGATCTACTGAATCACCAGCAAGCGTGTGCATTTTCTGCCCAGCTGTGTTGATGTTTGCAGCTTCGAAACGAACATCTGCCATTGCACCAGCGTCAGCTACTGCACTTGCAAATAAATCTTCGTCTACTACTGCACCAGCAGCTGTGTAAATCCCAACATTGAAAGTACAAGATCCGCCAAGCGTATCTGAACCTACAAATATTTGAGACACAACAGCATTGCTTGGTATTGGTGCTAGCATAACAATATCATTGTCATCACTATCACCAGCAGCAAGAGCTATAGTTCCTTGTGCCACACGAACAACGCCATGTAGAAGTCCAGCACTATTATGAACCTGTGGAACAGCTTCAAAATTAGCCACTAAAGTTGAGTTTTTAGTACCCATAATTTATTCTCCTATCTATTATTCGTCACACGGAATTTGGAAAACTTTCTTTTCTTCCATTCTAACAGCACCAATGCTCATGCAAGTGTAAACTTGAGTAGCATATGATTTGTCAGCACGCACATCAATCTTAGCGGTAATATCTTTACCAACGCCAAGTTTGATAGCATCTTGTGTGAAAGCAAAGATTTTTCTATCATCCGTATTTGTTGCATCAAGAGCTAGTCTATTTGACATGATGAATTTGAAACCCATGAAGGTATCAACGTCACCAGCAACTAGAGCCTTGACTGTGTTAAAATCACTAGAAGTAACTTGAGTAGTACCAAGCAGATCTGACATCTGCGTAGCACCAGCTACAATAAATCTAGGGATTGAAGGGTCAACGTCATTAAGATCGAAAAACTTTTTAGCTGCAATTAATTTAGCTATAGTTAATCCATCAGATTGTTGTCCTGTTGCAAACTTACTAGTAGAAGGTAGAGCAACCGCAGTTGATCCAGTTTCTCCAGTGTCTGCTGATCCGCCTAAAGCAGCAATGATAACATCATCCATTGATCTTCCCATTGCAGCAGCCGCAGCTTTTGCATAAGAAGAAGTTGGATCGATTAACATTCTTACTTTATCTTGATCGTCTATTAGGTCAGCCCATTCGTAATCGGCTAAACTAACTCTACGTCTTGAATGTGGAGTATCAATCTGTGGAGTGTCCGCATGTCTTGATGTTCTTTGAACAGCAGCTGTTACGCCAACTTGGTCAAAAAATGCATTCTTTCCAGTGATTGTTTCCACATCAACTGCTGCACGCAAACGGCTACCCATTTGTTGTGCAAGCATAGCAACATTTGAAGAATACTGTTCTACAAATGAAGTTGTGATTTCTGAACTCATTATAAGTCCTTTCGTGGTTTAAGTTAATAAAGTTTTGATTACAGTCAATTATCCTGTAAAGGGTTGGCTTGCATTTTACACCTGGTAGGTGATGGGTCTTTCCCTATCGTCACTTAGAGCTGACTAGCAGTTGTTCTAAATATTTTAGCCTGTAAGAACTTGTCTTAAAGCATAAACTTTTTGTACGGTAGCATCGTGGTTTGGATCTTGCTTATTCCAATATGCACTACCTTGTTTGGTTAAATCATTTAATTGTTGTTGCACACCAGCGTTACTTGTAACAGAGTCTTTATCTCCTACAAGCGTATCTTCTGACATGACCATAGCTAATTTTGCTAAACCTTTTATCAAAGTAGCATTATCACCTAACATAGAACCATCTGCCATTTGCAGTTGGAACGCATCTTCACCTAAGTATTGTTTACCTATTTGTGATGCTTTAGATAAGTTGTCATCATAACTACGACCCCATTCTTCACGCAGCTCTCGTGAGCTTTGTTCTTGAGCTAACACACCAGCATTACTTTGTTCATTTAAACTTTGTGTGCTGATGCTATTATAATAATCTAAAATGCCTTGAGCTTGTTGGGGTGATAACCCATTCTTGTGTGCTGCATCTTTAAAGGATGCAAACAGTTGGTCATCAGCAACTTCACCTTCTTGCAAAGCTAGTTCTAGATTATATTCATCTGGTGTCGATGGTCTACCAAGTTTGGTATAAATATCGTTCCATTCATCTTCAGTAGTATTAGCACCTGGCACTATCATCTTATCTTTGCCAATCATTGACTCAGCGTTGATGTAGCTTTTGGCTAATGTTGATACGTCACTAAATTTTTCTAATGAAGTATTACCTTTTATATCGTCTGGTAAACTGTCTCTCCAAGTAGCTTCTGCTACTGGTTCTGGACTTGCAGTTGTTTCAGACGGTTGACTTTGCTGTTCACCAGCCGTTACCTGATCTTCTGACATAGTAGTCTCCTTATGTTATGATTAAATAAATTATAATTATAGCTGCTATTACACTGAGAGCTTTCCATTTAGATTTTAAAGCTAGCCATAGTTCTCGTGCTTTTTTTAAATAATTTAAAATTTCCATTATATTTTCCTATTCATCATTTGGGTTATAAATAATATTGCAGCTCGTTGTCCTTCGTTAAAAGCACTCTCATGAGCATCACCTTTAACATTAGTCGTGTTAAACATGTGACATCGATTTTGCAAATCAGTTAATACTCTTGCACCATTCTCAGTACCAAAAGTAGTTTTGTAATCAGTTACCAACTGATTGATCTTTTCTTGTTGATCTTCTTGGTTAGGATTTTGTTGCTCATCCACCATAGTTTTCTCCTTATTGTATAGCCTTCACCATCGGAGCAGCCGCACCAGCGGCTTCAGCTTGTTGCATTTGTTGCTCTTGTTCGGCTTGGGCTTGTTGTTGTTGTTGTCGTTCATTTCTTAGTTGTTGAACCTGGGCATCTGATTTCATAACGGCAGCTGGTAAGCCCAATACTTTTTGTACATACTTAGCTAAACCGTCAGTATCTAGATAATCTAATACTGGAGCAAACTGTGACATAGCTCCAAAGATTTCAACGCCACGCATAACGGTATTTAAGTCACCAGATTTTTGGGCTTTGGCAAGTGGGCTAACATATTCGATCTCCACATCTTGTTGAGCTAGTATCTCTGGTGCTGGTTTAAATACACCTTGACGTTCTAATATTTTATAAACTCGTTCTATTAATGGTTGTAATAACTCTGACTGTAATCGACCTAGCACTGGTCCAAGCAATCTCATTTTTTCTTCGTTACGTTGTAAAACTTCAGTAGCGGTCATGTTGCCACCTTGTGAAGTTAACAGCTGATCGACATAAAATGTTTTTTGTACCGCTAGCTGACGGTCTTGAATCATATTTATTGTTATTGGATTGTTAGCTCCAATATTTAATGGTTCAATTCGATCACGACTACCTGAACGATAAAAGTTTAAGCCACCAGGTACAGTTCTAATAGGTAACATAAAACCATCATCAGGTATCATTAACGGTGGATCAATTTGTTTTTGTCCAGCCTTGATAGCAACCTCTGACATTTTGTTAAGCATCTTAACATCAGGTAAAGCATTCATTGATGGTGACCGACCATAGATCTCATAACTAGCTTTCAGGTATCTTGGCACAACATAAGGGAACTCACGGAAGCCACCTTCACTAATCATGTGAACGTCATTTGGATCTAAGTAACAAGATTTAAACGGCATGTTTTGTGCATCTTGTTTAGATTCGTCATAGCCATCTCGTGGCATAACCACATGTAATAAATCTACATCGGCATACACATCTTGTTTAAATTTATTTAAGATAGCAGCACCAACATTGTTTTCACCAAATAGATTTACCGCAGATCTAGCGGAAATAGTAAATAATCTAAAGACCGTATCAACTTGTCCTCTTTCGTTTTCAGCAATGTATATTTCTTTAATGTGTCTAGTATTAAAACGTACCATGCTTTTTTCATCGGCTGATACAAACATAGCTGATGTACCAAATGATATTAAATCTTGATACAGTTCTTGTACTTCTTGTTGAAAGTTGGATCGGTTAAATGCGGTGTACATATCTTCAGTAACACTATCTAACCATTCTTGAGCTTCGTCATCTTGGGATAGTTCATTATCTCTAAAAGCTAATGTAAACCACGGTGACGCTGCATTAGTTAACATACCATGCAAACTAGAACCTAATAACTCAAGTGCATGGATAGCAGTGCCATCAAAAATAACTTGGTTTCTTTTATCTCCACGAGTTCGTTGCTGCGTAATGTCAGCTTTGCGTGGTAGCATGTAATCAGCTATCTCTTGCCAATGACTTTCCCAGGTTGACCTGGTAGTTTTTAGTGTAGAAAATCTATCTACAAGCATTGCTGCATTTTTATCTTGCATATAATTAACCTAGAAGGGTTGGAGTATAAACGGTAGCACTACCACCAAGACCAGTGGAACTGGTGTTGATTAGTGACTTACGACCTTTTTTCTTACGCTGTACAGCTTGAGCTGTTTCTTCAGTTTCCGTTGGTGTTTCCTCAACTGGTACAGGATCAGATACAACTGGATCTGGAGTAGGTGTTGGAGTTGGTTCAGCATTAACTGTTAAATCATCTATCGATGTTACAGGTTCTGTAGTACCAGCAACTGTTCCAGCTACTTTTAAAATATTTTCTTTAACTGGATCTGGGGTTGGTTCTGGAATAGGCTCTGGTTCAACCACTGCTGGTGGTGATGGTACAAAAGGTGCTACTACTTCGTTAGGTATTACTTTTTTAATTGCTTTTTTAATTTTTCTGCCCATTTATTTTCTCCATTGATAGGGTAATTGAATTGCAACTGTTTGGTCATTTTGATTTGACCAGCCAATGCGTTCATATAGTTTTATGTCATCAGCATTGATTTCGTCTGTTTGCAATGCAACAGCTCCGAGCTGATAACTCATTTGATAAAATTTATTTACCGTGTGTCTGTTTAACACACGACCTTGATATTGTTGTGCTACACACATATGCGTAACAAAATTGTTTTCGTTATCTTGCAATTCATACAACCATACATAACCTAAAGTTGTGTCATGTTTTACAAATCGAAAGATGTAAGCGTAAATTAAATTATCTTTATGCTCAGGTAGATACTTGTAGTTTTCTTCTGTTAAGAAAGCTAGCAAAGCATCAGGGTCTTGACTTGGTTCTATATCAAGCACTAGCCCATCAAAGTTTTCTTTTTCTTTTTTGGAAAGCCAGCTTGCATGTTGCCGTAGGCTTTAGAACTAATAGTTGATTTAGACTTTGGTCTAGACGTACCAGCTTTTTTTCTTTTATTAATATTTTCGTATAGTGACATAATATTATCCTAGTAATGTTGAGCCAGCACCAGTGGTGTCTGCTACTGAATTTTGTAGCTGTCTCCTTTTTATTTCTTCCTCTGAAAGACTTTCTACATCGTTCTCAGATTCGTTCTCAGCTTGGTTGTTACCTAGAGCTGCTATCTTTTGTACTGGTAAATTTTTGTCCTTAGCTTTTTCAGCTATTTTTTGTACTGGCAGCATGCCATCATCTGACATTTTTTTTATTAATTTTTTAACTAATCCCATAATATTATCCTAATAAAGTTGGTGAATAAGTTTCAGCTTCTGTAGTCAAACCTAGTGGTCCTGTGAGGATGGTTGACTTTCTGCCTTTTTTCTTTTTGTTAACTGATGCTAGTGCAGCTTCTTCAGCATCTTCATTGATAGCTCCTGTTGGATCAGCTGCTGCTATTTCTTCTGTGGTTGGAGTGTTGGTTACTGAATCACTAGTGTCACCACTACTGGGTGGAGTGTATGGTACAGCTGCTGGAGCTGGTGGTGGCGTTGGATATTTTGGTTTTTTAAAAATTCTGCTCATGGGCTATTCCTAATGGGTTGTAATTATTATCAGCTATACGCTGAGTTATTTCTTTGTCATCTCGTAATTCTTCCAAGCCTACAGACAAGCAACGCAAAGCATCACATGCATGACTTGACCAGTCGTGGACTGGTTTCATATTAAAAACTTGTAACGTGTCGTTAAACTTACGGTGATAGTTACGCAAAGCATCTATAAGTTTCTTGCAAGTATCAACGTCTAACCAACAACGGTTAAGCAAGAGTTGTGTATAATGAATACCATCCTCTATACTTAGTTTAGGTGTAATTTTAAAACGTAGACCTAACTCGTAAGCTATTTCACGCCTGGACTTACCATTAGTAAACTCACGTTGTTCTAGATCGTGTGGTCCATAATGGTTCTTGTAAACGTAATCCTTGCCGTTAATCACATTAATGTAATGGGGTAGACCCTCATTACTGTTTTCATAATAATCTATAATCTGTACAGCTCGACCTACTTGCTGAAAAAATAAGATAACGGTTTTATCCGAGATCCCAATATCCCATGCCGTACTAACAGGATAAGTCGGATCATATGGTACTCGACCAACCTGACCTTTGTTTTCAATCTTTTCTATTATATCTCCATAGATAGCACCTTCTAGAGCTGCTACCCAATCACACTCAAACTCTTGTCGGTATTTATTTTTACCCATGAGTTCTAGAGCTGCTTCTAATTCTTCATTGTCAACAATGCCTGTTTCCGATGCTTTAGCAACTTTAGTGTACCAGGTCTTATCTTTCAGACCATGTTGGTACTTATTATAAAAATCATTACTCATGCCTTGTGGTGTACCCACAAAATAACAAAAGCCTTTACGATCTGACAGAGCTGGTCGAATAATCTCAGGAAACAATCGTGGATTGATCTGAGCATATTCGTCACAGATAATACCATCGTAGTAATTACCACGAAGGCTATCAGGATTTTCAGAACCTAAGAGGGAGATCTTTGCTCCGTTAGGCAGAGTGCAACTAAGTTCTTGTTCATTAAACTTTGATCCAGGTATGACACCAGCATAATATTTTAAGTAGTCAAAAATAATTGACTTAGTTTGTTTGTATGTCGGTCCGATGTATGCGTACCGTGGATTCCATTGGTCGTTAGTTAACGCTCTTTTAATTAGTTCATTGATGCACAATACGGATTTGCCAGCACGTCTGTGGATGCTGAGTACAGCCCATCTATGTTTGCTTAATTGTGTATGTATGTCTTGTTGTAATGGTCTTGGACTATACGGAATAGTTATTTGCATTAGTGTAATGTTGGTTGTTTGCCATCTATTTCTTGCAAATCAATGTTTAAGTTATTGCAGATCCAAGTAGACACATCTTTGCCGTGAATATTATTACGAAAGCCTGTAACGCTAATAATTAAACTTTTGCTAGTTTCATCGTAAACGATCATTGCTAGCAGATCTTTTAAATCTTCATCCATATGCGTGGTTCTATTAATTTCCTATGATATATATATTATATACCGCACACCACTTTTCGGGGTGTGGGGGGGTAGGTGCGGTCAAAAAAATTAATACCGCATACACCTGTTTTCCTAGCTAAATAAATAAATCAAGATGCTGAGTCCCGTCATTGTGCCAGGAATACCAACAATAATTTAAAAAAAGTACGGGGCATGGTACGTCTGACCCCAGCTCACAGTTGACATCGTACCTCAAGACGTGCGTGCGTATTCATGCAGCTCTCTATTAAATATCGGAGATCCTACTTGATCTCAGGTACAGCTTCAGTACTCCATGCAATAGTCAGCTTACTATCTGACTTAACATCAGCTTGGATCTTATCACCGAATGTACCAGCTAATAGTTTACTACTCATCCAACGTGCATGATGTAGACGTTCTCTGTTCCATTGTACTGCTTGTGGTTCACACTCTTGTTGCAGTAACTCCATCATACTATCGAGGTAAGTCCATGCTCCAAGTTGTCTAGCAGCTGCTATCTCTTTACGAATATCATCGTCATCCTTCATCCAGGAATACACAGTTGTGACTGCTGGATAATCCTTATCACTACATATCTTGGATAGTGGAATGCCTTGTTGCAACCTCTCCAGTATTACTGGGATCTTGTCTTTTAAGTTTGTCTTTGACATATTTTAAATTCATTAATGCTTTTAGTTTGCCTTCAGCTGTCTTTGGTCCTGTCGATAACCCACCATGTAACTTACACTTACCATTAGCAAGTGCCTTAGCTTTACAAGGTAGTTGAGTAGTACGAGCATAAGCTCCACACTCTTTTTTATGAAGGGGTCTACCTACCATGATGGATTATCTTAACAAAGAAAGGAATATCACATACAATGATTTGCAAATGATAGTTAAATAACTATTTGATTTTGTCATACTTGTCTAACAAATATTTGTCATAAGCTACCAAATACCTAATATAAATTAGAACTTCTAAGTACATTTCTTTAACCTTGTGTCGATGCATGCCAAGTTTCTTTCCAATGTGTACATATGGCATACCCATACCCCTAGACCAAACTAGTTTACGTTCTGTAGTATCAAGCAATGGTGTGATGTGATAGAGCAAGAAATCATACCGTGCTATTTCTTTTGACGATGCAGCACTGCGTGTTGGTTTCTTATCCCAGGCATTGTGTTCAGTGACATCGTGCTTGATGTCGAACTTCATACCATTGTAACCTTTCTTATATGCAGCTGGGAGTTTACGATCCGTAGCTATTGCTTCTTCAAAGGCATCAACTAACCAAGTTGTGGAAACTGTTTGAGCCATTTCTTATCTCCTTTCATTACATCATCCCAGAACTGTTTCTTACGATCAGATGATAGGTTTTTTAAAAAGTTGTAGAGCTTGTCCTTCTGAGCTTTCGGCACTCGTGCTTGCTTTGCTTCGGTCTGCTTCACAGCAGACCTGTAATGGATGTTGTTATTTTTAGCAGTGGATTGGATGAGAGATCTAACCTTACTCCCTCGTAAATCATGTCTAGATATATCCTTCTTAGATATCTTAGATAGTTTAGATATATATTGTTTATTAATATATACACTTTTTGTCACATCATTGACTGGGAAGTAACGACACGTTGATGCTAACCGTTTAGATACAATAAATTCCTTATCCCTTAGCTCATTTATACATCGGATAACAGTACGCCTAGAGATGTGCAAATCTGACGCAATGGTAGCTTGGCGTGGCAAGCACTTACCATATCGATAGTACAAGCTCTCTAGATAAATATAAACTATCTTAGCCTGGGGGGTGATGTCCTCACGAATAAACCGATCTAATGGATTCATTGCAGCAATGATATGTTGTCGAGTTCATCAGCTGGCACTCGATAAAACATTGGTCGATTACCTACCTGAGCTTCATAGCGTTCAAACTTAGCATCACTAGCTCTACGAAACCCAACTAACTCATACCTGGTGTTAGAATGTACCAGGACCAATATATGCACCAGATGATTTGGACTGTTAGGTTTGATAACTAAAAAGTTGCTATGTTTGTTTGGATCAATCGTATGATGCAGCTGTGCTTTGATCTCGTAGTCACCAAGATCAGGTCGACTAAACGTATTGATTGAACCATCCCAATACATGCCGAGAGCTTTTGCTACAGCACACTCAGCCACTGCCGATACCACTGACCAGCCAACATCTGAAATAGGTGTCCAGACGCTACCATAACGATCCTTATGCCCATTTAAAATTGATTGCACCTTACGATCTAGTCCGACCTGTGCTGCCATTTTATATTCGTACCACTCCAGCTCAACTATCATTGGCTTTAGCTTTCCAAAATAAAACTTCACGCTTTAGATCATCGATTTGATTTTCTAATAACATCAAAGCTCGTTCATCACTGATCTCAGGAATGTATGGCACATAGTCATTGACCTTGCGTGCAAACCGACCAGTCATATCGTGCTTGGGTTCACAACCACCACACACATAACGTCTGACATTGTCGTAACTAAACAATGCAATCCCACAATGCTTACACTTCCCTTGCTTGTGCAGATTTGTCACATTACTCATTTATAACCTCATCAGTAGGCATATTTAAGTAATCCATACAAAGTTTAAACCTACCTTTTTTCTCATAATAGTTTGCACCAACTACTATTTTCTTTTTAAACATTTCACCCCAAATACAAGGAATCCACATCTGACCATCATCATCAATTCTTAACTGATATATTTTATATTTTACTGGGTAATCTTTTTGATTAGGTCTAAGTTTTCCTTTAGCAGTTTTAACATCTACGTTTATAGTTTCTCTGTTTACTCTGCTTTCAATTTTTAAATCAACTTGTCCATTAGCCTCACAATTTTGATAAACATTATAACCCATTTTTAATAGTTGATACGTTGCGTGATATTCACCAACACTGCCTTTAGTTAATTTTACGTTGTCACTCATAAGACCACCAACCATACTCATCCTCTGGGTTTAATGGCATTAGTCTTTACCTACTTCTAATGTGGTTATGTTTTCACAGCATGCTCTAGTGATAGCTATAGCTCTGCCCGTTGTGCCATCACTGCAAAAGTCAGCACTTAAAACTATACGGTCAGCTTCATCAGTAATTAACCAACCAACTGACACCACTGGTTCAGTCTTTGCAGCCTGGACCTTCTTCAGATCATTCCAACCTGTTTCAAAGTCACATGGATCATGCCATTTAACTTTGACCAATCTAAATTGATTAAGGTTGAACTTCTTGCTCATGCAACTCCCTGTACTTGGCAACAAAGTCATTGGCTGTGACAGCGTGTTTTGTCTTAATTTGTATTTTGATAAACACTTCAGGTCGTGGAAAACGAATCCCTTTACAGTATCTTAGTGCTTCAGTGGCATGACTAATCTCCAAAAAATCAGCTAATTGCTGATATGTCATGTTATTTAGTGTCCGATAATCCTCTAAAAGCATAATAGAATCAAAGCTAGTGTAGCTTTTACTGTCTGTAAATAGAACGGTTTACTACATTTAGTAAACATGATAGTTTTTCCACTAAGGATACAATTACTATGAACAAAACAGAGTCAGGCACACCATTTGATGGCAACATGATTGTCAAAAATGTATTACATCGGTATCAAATAGCACAAACTGAATTATGCCAAAAATTAGGTTACAGTCGTGAAGCCTTTAGCAAGGTTGTTAATGGACATCGAGCTTTGTCAGTAGTGAAAGCTAAAGAAATTGCATTGGCGTATGATTTAGATTGGCGTAGTTTTTATGAAACCCCAGCTGATCGTTTTGTACCAGCTACTGCGTGCATAGATGCACTGTATGTACGCAAACTAAAACAAACATGGATGGTAAAATGTCCTAAAGAATGGCACAATAACTCGGAATTTTATGCAATTTGTAATATCGGTTTTGAGTTCCATGAATACTGTTATGTGATTACAAAAAAAACTGTTCCGTTTGATTATATTAAACAAGTAAACGCCTGGACATTGTTTACCTTAAAAGATGGCTCTAAATTAATTGGTCATGCTGATGGCTATGAAGATACTCAAGGCAAACTGATTCGGTTTTATAACTGTGAAACTAAAGGCATGACAACTGTAGCATCTAAAAAGATTGTGACGATGCAAAAAGGCAGAGCTTTATTGCCACCAGTAGATCAAACATAAAAAACCACTAATTTTCAACTATTTTTTATAAATGTTCAATAAATGTTCAATAGCTAACATTTAGTAATAACTTTTATTAACAAATTTCATAATTTTTTTTATTTACAAAGTAGTTTTTTTGTTTATTTTTTATGTCAACAAAGATAGACAAATGGAAGCACAAATTAGTACAGACTTTAAACAATTAATCGAATCACCAAATGCAGAGTTGTTTGGTAGATGGAACTTCGATCATCACTCAGCATCACAGCTAAACTTGCCAGAAGGTAATTGGGCATGGAAATACTTTTGTTGCATGCAAGAAGTTAGACGCAAATTTAAATTTACTGCCAAGCCAAGACTAGGTGTAGCAGTCGGTGGTGCTATTGCATTAATGTATGCTGACATCATCTGGACTTACAATTCAGAAAAAATAGAAAACACTAAAATTACTTTTAAAGATTACTTACGAGTTGTTGATGAAGAACTTGATGCTTACAAACCAGCGTTTGATGAAAAAGAAGAAGCACAACATGCATACCACAAAACCATTGCCCACAAGATGGCTCACCAACTACATAAAGGTATTAAGAGCCTGGCATTGCAAGGTGAAGTCGAGTCAGAAGCTAATCGATATTACAATGTCGGCACAGAGATTGACCTGTTAGGTCGAACTGACTTAGAAAATGAATTTTGTGTAGTAGAGATCAAGACCTTACCACCAAGACGTGGCAAACTTAAAAAAGATGGCACTTACGGTTTTAGTACGCAATCGGTTAAAGAACCAAAGATAGATGCAGCTCGACAAATATCATTGTATTGGGCAGCAACAAACAAAAGACCGTTCCTAGTGTATGCCAATGAAAAAGAATATACGATATTTGATCCTAGCAATTCAGACTTACTGACTGAAGCTGCCATGAAAGATCACCTTAAGTTTTACAAATCCAAAGCCAAGCTGCGTGAGAACTTACTTATACAAGCAGATGGTGACATCAATAAACTATTAAGTTTGGTTAACCCTGACTGGGAGCATCCGTTCTATTGGGATATTGGTGATGAATTTGTAGAACAAGCAAAAAGAGATTTTAACAAAGCAATGGAAGGATAGTATGACAACAAAGAAAAAAGAAATCGTGTGGAATAATCTTAGTAAGATTGATTGCAACGAACACACCGAGAAAAAAGGTAACTTGACGTACCTATCTTGGGCATGGGCTTGGGGTATGATGATGCAAAACTACCCAGACGCAACATATAGATTTAAAGAGTGGGAAGGTTATGATGTCTTGTATTACAAGAATGGCACAGCTGCCGTGTCTTGTGAGATGACCGTCAACAATAACACTCATACGATGTGGCTAGCTGTCATGGACCATAAGAACCAAGCAGTAGTTAATCCAACAGCTACACAAATATCTAACACCAAAATGAGATGCCTAGTTAAGACTATGGCTATGTTTGGGTTAGGTCATTACATCTACGCTGGTGAAGATGTACCTGAAGATTCTTCCGTATCGGATGAAGAACGGCAAGCAGAACTTATTAAGTTAATGAGTGATGCTAGTCAGGTTGCTAAATTAAAGGCAGTTATAACGCAGCAATCTAAGTGGGTAAAATCCATGGAAACTAAGAACCCTGAGATCTTTCATAAAGTTCACGAGGTTTATTCTTTAAAAACACAAGAACTGTCAGAAGGAAAAATAGCAAATGGCAAATGAAAAAGTAGCAACAATTAAGTTGTACCCAGCAGATCCATCTAAATATAAATCTAATCCACCAGCCTACACTGGACCAGCAACGGTTAATGGAGATCAAAACTTTAGAGCTTCTGCCTGGAAACAAGACGATAAAAGTGGCAACTCACACTTGTCTGTATCAATACAGGCAAAGATGGAGTCAACAGCACCATCAGGTGGTTATCAAAAAAATGATCTAGATGAACTAGATGACAAGATTCCTTTTTAAGAGGTTAAAGGAAAGTCTAACTCACGTTCCCCTAATTGTTTTCAACGTGGGTTAGGCAAGAAAGAATAAAATGGATTTATTAAAAGAAGCAGAAAAAATATTTAAACAACGGCACAATCAGTACGGTGATTTTGTACCAAGATTTAAAAAGACCGCAGCTCTGTATGCAGCTTTACTTGGTATCAAGGTTGTAGGCTCAACCATCTGCAAACTAATTATATTAGAAAAACTAAGTAGGTCAGGACACACATACATAAAAGATAACTGGCTAGACATTATTAACTACTCATTGATGGGAGAGATTTTACAAAAGCTCGAAGATCAAGAGAAGAAGCAAAAGGTACAACCAATCAAATGACACCAAATCAAGTAAAAGTTTTAGAATTTATTAAGAAGTTTATTGCTAACAATAGCTACTCACCTAGCTATGAAGAAATAGCTTTACACATGAGCTGGAAAGCTCGTAGCCAAGTTCACAATGTAATTAGACAGTTAGAGAAACGTAAGTACATAACGTATCTACCTAACCACTCAAGATCGGTAGTCATCAATGAGCAATAGTGATCCTGATATGTTTGATATTACTGATAACAAACGACCATGCATTACAGTTAAGTTTATCTACAACAACATCAGTATGTATTTAAATGCACAGTATGATCGTAGTGGTGATCTAAGAGTTATCAGACTATTTCCTAAACTAAAGTATGGCACTGACATGCATGAGATGCTGAAAGAATTATCAGATGACATTACCTTTAGATTGCAATGCTATTCTAATCCTGGTGATGCATTAGCTAAAATGAGATCAGGGGTATTACGCAGAGTTGATGGTATGCCAACAACTATCCGTGGTGCTATCGTTGACAGGTTATTTGAAGATCCATATTTAGAAAAGTAATGCATGCTAAAAGTTATAGATTTATTTTCAGGTATTGGTGGCTTTGCATTAGGTTTGCAAAGTACAGGATATTTCAAAACAATACAGTTTGTCGAGAACGAGAAGTGGTGTCAAAAAATATTAGCCAAGAACTTTCCTGGAGTACCAATCCATGACGATGTCAAAACATTCCAAGGGTATGGTGCAGATGTTGTTGTTGGTGGATTTCCTTGCCAACCCTTTAGCGTGGCTGGAAAACAAAAAGCAACCAAAGACGACAGACATCTCTGGCCCGATATGTTTAGAGTTATTAAAGAAACAAGACCACGGTGGGTCATTGGGGAGAATGTCAGAAACATTGTTAGCATCTCAGACGGCATGGTACTCGAACAAGTGTACCTTGACTTGGAGAGCCAAGGTTACGAAGTCCAATCGTTTATTATACCAGCTTCAGCAGTCAACGCTCCCCACCAACGATACCGAACATGGATTGTGGCTCACTCCGAATACAATGGACTCTCTACCACCAAGATCGGAAGTGGCATTGAAGAAACAGTATATGAAAAACCGACAAGGCAGAACGGAACATTCAACTTTAAGGGAACAAGTGGTATATCCGAAACCACAAGAAATGTGGAGAACACCAGACGCAGCAGCTGGAGGAAGCAACCTACCAGGAATACAGAAAGCATTAGACGAGGGCCATTTGAAAAGACCAAGTGGTCAACCCATACAGATCAGACTGCAAGATCAAGTGAAAGAACCCAGACTTTGGCCCACACCGACAGTCAACGACAGCAAGAACAATGCTGGTCCGTCACAGATGAGGAGAACAGGATCAAACTTGAATGTAGCAGTAGCAAAGAGTTTGATGTGGCCCACACCGACAGCCAACGAGGATGCATGTGGGAAACCGACAGGCAAGATGCAGAAGATGTTGGGCAATCATCCAAATGTCAGATCTCAGGGTATTGGGACTCTGAACCCAATGTGGGTCGAGTGGTTAATGGGCTACCCAATAGGGTGGACCGACTTAGAGGACTAGGCAATGCCATCGTACCACAGATTGCCTATCAAATAGGAAAAGCAATTATGGAAGCTGAAGATGGAGAATTTAAAATGTCATCTGGAATGTGACTTATGTCACCGTAGATTTAATCCCTTTAAAGCACACAAGAAGTTTACCTGGGAATACGACTATCGAGGTATAGAACGTATATTTTGCCAAACTTGCTCAAATAAAGAAGCTCTAAGAGCCACGAGGATGCAAGAAAAGAGGGCAGCTGACACAGTAGCATACCCTCAAAACAGCCAAAAAATAGCCTAATTTGCAAAAGCAAAGTTTTGGGCATTAGATATATCATTAACTAATTGTTGTCGTTCTGATCGTGGATATATTAAATGTCCATAGACTTCTTCTGTAAATGTAAACGATCTATGACCTAGTGCATTAGATATTTCTAGCACACTCATTTTACCATGCTTGTGGAAGTCTATTAAATTTGATGCATACATGTGTCTAAAGCAATGCATAGACCCTTTAATGTTTACACTAGCTGCTTCTTTATGTTTCTCAAACACGTTCCAAATATGCTGCCGTGAATGAGCTGTACCTACACTTGATGGAAACACCAGGTTAGTTTTAACACCTTTAGTTTGACTGTTATGACCTATGTTTGGCACTATATTTAAATTATTACGCAGCTCTAATAACAATTTTTTTAAGCCTAGGTGTAAAGGTATATCTCGATTAGATTTTTTAGTTTTAAGTTTAGTAGTTAGCTTACAATTCTGTGTTGCTTGTTGTCTGACCAATATAAAATTATTAGCAAAGTCTATATTATCAAAAGCTAAACCTCGTAACTCAGATACCCTCATGCCTGTAGTAGCTGCCAATTTGTAAAACAACTGCCATTTAAGATTAGTTACTTTAAGTATAGATTCTAGTTCTAATTGTGTAGGTATAATAACTTCGTTTATATCCTCATCAGTATCAGTATTAGAAGCTCCATTATCAAATATGTAACTAGCCATTGGTGATGTAATACCTTTAGGTGTAGCAATACGATAAGCATACTTAAGAGCTTTCATAGTTTTTGATACAGCATCATGACCCCAACCATTTATGTATAAAGATTCTTCTAAGTCTAAATATTTCTCAGCTATGTGTTGGTATGGTAAATCTATGTACTTGGTTGTTTTAATTCTATTCAATAAATTTTTATATGCAGCTAGTGAAGTATCAGCTCTTTTACCTAAATTTTCTAACTGCTTAAAATGATCTTCAAAGATACGAATGATGTCAGCCACAGTATAATCTGCACCCATATTTAATAAATGAGATGTTTGGTTATCGGCTGCATCATTATATTCATTAGCATAATCTTGAGCTAACTTCTTAGCCTGGCGTTTACCACCAACTTTATTAATACTAAACTGTTTACTACCGTGTGGAGTTACCACACGATAGATCTGATTTTTACCTTTTACAAAAGGACCTTGTACACCAATCATGATATAGCCCGTACTTTTTTAAGATCATAACCAATGTTGTTTAACATCTTAATTATAACAATTTTGTCATCATTATTTAATGACAATGCTTGTTGATACCAGCTGTTCTTTTCAGCTACACTTGCAAAACCCAAGGGTTCATTTAACATGATACCTCGGTGCAAGCCTTTATTAAAATTATCAATCTTAATTTCTTTTAAATTGTCGTTCACATTATCTCCTTTTCTAGACTTTAATGTAGTCTTTTTGTTACTCCAAATAATATAGTGCTTTAAAGGAATAATTACAAGTACGGGTACGGGTACGGGTACGGCTACTAAATTATAATTATAATATTTGTTAGTTTTTGGGGATTTTTGTGAGGTGATAAATTATGTGGAATAAATAATTTATGTGAGTTTTAGGGGATTTATTAATGTTACTATTTGAATTTAAAAATGTTCGAGTCCCGTCACTCCCGCCACTTTAAGTAATAAAAACAATTACTTAATTTGGCGGCTACGGCTAAAAGTACGGATTTATTAAATTTATTTTTAAAAATATTACCTTTTAGGAATAATGATAATACATTTTTAGCATTGGTTACGAATCACTAATCAATAATGTAGTCACATCGTATATGCTCAGTGAAGCATGAAGTTTCTTGCCGAGCATCATGGCATAGATAGCGTTTGTAAATGCCATCATATTCTTCTATGACCCAGCCTTTATCATTACGCCAGATCTCTTTATCACACTCGGAGCATTTGCCAAGCAAAGCATCCTTGGTTTTACGCATTAGTTAAGTAGTGGATTATTCTGAGAAACTTTTAGTTCATTAATACTCATCTCAAGAAATTTAATATAGCTGTCTTGAACACCTACAGTTTCTTTAAGTAATGATATATCTGCATTGATCTTTGATAGATCTACAGTTTCATTAACTACAAATTCTTTGTTTTCCATTTGGCTTAGTCGTTCTTCAAAACTACCAATAGATATAAATACACCACCAATAGTTAATACGACACCAGTCAAGGCAGCTATGCCTGTTAGTTTAGATACCATTGAGTTCATTTAGTTTCTCCTTATAAATTAGATATGCTTTTAAAGACGCATCACTAGCCTTTTTAAGCTCGATATTGTGATTAGTAATAGGATCATTAGCACCTAATGATACTTGGTTGTTATAGATCGTTTTGTCATAGCCAGCTAAGACTACCTGGTTGAAGAAGTCAGGGTTGCCATCAGGCAGCTGTCGGTTATCAAACAGAGCTGCGTTCATAGTAGCATAGCTTGATAGGTCAGCTTGGTTAGCTATCATAGCTCGGCTGACTAATTCATTAACTACTTCTAATGTAACTGACACTCTTAAAGTTTCATCTTTAATTTTATTTGCAATGGATTGTTCTACGGCTGCCACATCTATAGTTATTTCTTGTCGTTCAGGTTCTGTATTTTCTTCCACTGGTTCTTCAACTTCTTCTTGTGGCTCGGCTTCAACGACAGCTTCTTCTTCTTTAATGGTTTCTTCTTGGACTTCTTCTTCTTGCACTGGCACAGCTTCTGCTTCTTGCACGGGCATTGTTTCTTCTCCAACAACTTCTCCATTATCAGGTTCAGGTTTTGGTTCAACCATAGCCACTTCTTCTTCAGGTTCAGGACCAGGCTCTTCATCCATAACAACAGCTTCAGGTTCGGCAGCTGGTTCAACTGGCTCTTCCATAATTGTTTCAGTATTATATGCATCAACAAATTCTTCTTGATTAAATGTTTCCGTAGGTGCTGTCTCAATAGGTACATCAGCTACTATCTCAATTGGTTCAGTCTTAATCTCTATTGGTACTGGCTCTATAGCCATTGGTTCAGGTTCGTATATTTCTACAGTTGGTTCTGTAACCTTTATCACTTCAGGTATAAAAACTATATCAGGTACAGCAACTAACTCTATCTCAGGTGTTTCTATAAATTCAATTATATTTATTAAATCATTTTCAAATACTTCAATCGTTTCTGCTACTTCCTCGACAGCTGCTGGACAAGTGCTGGGAGTTTTCTGCCAGCAGTATTCAATAGCAGTTGATGATGAGTTAGTTGTAGTACCATAAGTAAGACTCAATTCAGGATTCTTAATATCTGCAGCTCTGTGTCCACTAGTTATCTCATGCGTAAAATCAAATCTAACTTTAACAGAACCATTGGTACTAGTGTTAGCACCGATAATCATTATGTCTTGGTAGTTAGTATAGGCAGTAGTAGCGTTACTTGAGACTGTTTTAGTTTGTGTTGTAGTCTCACCTACATCATTAGTGTAGGCTTGGCTCATTATAACTGATTGCTCATTACTGTTCCAAAACCAAATGTCAGCAGCTAACTTAGATGTAAAGCCTTCAGATAAACTGTTACTTAAACCACCATCTGCTTGAGATACCTCAGTTTCTACATACCTACCATGTACACCAGCAATCGTTCCATTGCCGTGTCTTGTTGCTTGATTAGTTCCAGACCAAGTACCATCAGTAAAGTCCTGGCTAATTAAATTACCAGTAGTAGTAAAACTAGTATTGTATGTAACGGTAGTAGTAGAAGTGTCTCCAGGGTTGGGTAAATTTTCAGTTACTGTAATGACAGTATCAGCTTTACTTATTGTTGCCGAGCTTAACAGTACCACCACTAAAATTAACAACCTGTTCATCATCCATATCCTTTAATATTTCATTATCTATTTGTTGGGTAATGCGTAGCGTCTTAACATATTCCTCGTAGTCAGGTCGTAGCTTGCCGTACTTTTCCCACTTACCTTTAGCATCAGCACCGATTGATCCATCGTATGGGCAGTAAGTACCAGCACTATGCATAGCTGCAAAGACACGGCTGTCTTGGCACATGATAGCAATAGCTGCTACTTTCATGTTCATGTCGTGTAGAGCTTTAGCAAGTTTAAGTCGTTCACAATTAAGATCACGTTTGGTAAACCCCAGGCTTGCACCAAACGAAAAGGTTTGACCACCAGCAGATATACCAACCGTACATAAGTCTTGGCTCATTGAGCTGATAGCTGGACTAGATGCACTCGGTACTACTCGTGAGTCACCAGTGTATGCATTAGTAGTATTATTAGTTGTGTTGGTAGTATTAGCTGATGAACCTGATTGATAGTTTGTGGTAGCTTCACTATTATAGCCACCTGATATACTCGTGTTGCTGCCTGTACTATTAGCCTGGTCGATGTCAGTTGCTCCACTAGATGTTACATCATTGTCAGCCATAGCTGAGTCCATGACACAGCTGAAAGCTAACAGCATAACCACGCATAGTGCAGCTGGTATTAATATTGTTTTCATACTTCCTCTAAATATTTTGTTTCACAATAAAACTCGAATGATTTTAGTTCTAATCCATCACTGGTTCTAAATTTTTCTAACATGCTGTCGATCAGTTCAACTTTGTTATCCTCGATGTACGCATGGCATGCTTGGTCATCATCAAATGTAATTAGATTGTATTCTGTGTGCATGCTGACTGGTACGTTGTAGGTTAGCAAGACTGTGATTACCCATACCATTATTTTTTAAACTTGCTTAGTGTTGTTACTCCAAAGCTACCACCTACAATAGTAAGTATAATAATCCAAAAGTAATCATTAGCTGATTGTAGTATCTCCCAACCTGTAACCATGAAACCTTGAGTCCACGGTAAAAAATGCATTAAAAAAATGCCACTAAAAAAAAGAACCAACCACTCATCTTTCCATGAGTTTGCAGTTTGTTTTACTTGTTCTAACTGTACACTAATCTTAGCTATGTCTACTTCTTTAGCAGCTTCTATCTCTTTAGCTTTTATTATCTTATCCTTCTCTAGTTTGTGAGTAATAGCTCCGACAGTTTTTTCTGCAATAATTTTAGCAATAGGATTATTAAAGAGTCCACCACCTAAACTAAGTAAAGGTTTTATTAGCATTAAAGGATTCATATTAATATTTCCAAATGGTTGGATCTGATCTTCGGTCCAAGTGTATGAATGATGGCACGTTAATACCGATACCCGTCCAGCCTAGATTTAATGCCACTGTTAATAGCTGAACTGCATCTTCACCACTCACGGCAACATCGATAGCTCCCTTAGAATGATAACCTGGACTGGACTTTTTAGCTTCTATTGGATGCTCAGGTGATCGATAGCCTGATGTAATGGTCATGGCTTTACCGTAAGCATCTCTTAGCTCTTGCAGAGCTATCAAAAAATCTTCTGATAAGTTCATTGTGCCAGTGTGTTGGCAAGCAAGTTCCTCGTAAGAGAAATTACTCCACTGACTTTGCATCTCGTTGAATTGTGATTTGTCCTTTATTATCAACATAAATTATTTCTACCAATAAAGGCAGCTCCTGTTGTGCTTTGGTTAAGCAACGGTTAATGTTTGGGTTGTGTGTTGGTTTATGGTTCTTGCGTTTTGATGCATACTTCACATCAAAGTATCTTCTCTCTCCAGTGGTCCTGTTAAGAGTAATAATATCTATCGGTCCTAAACCACCAGCAGCTGTGAAGCATAAGATGTTAGGATCGTTGGCAAGATATGCTAGTGCTGTAAGCTCCGCACATAAGCCACGAGTGTTGGACAATGCCATCTACATAAATGATCGGTAGAGTAGAGTTATTAATCCACTAAATAATATAGTAGATATAGTTACCAAAAATTTTGTCAGACGGCTGAGGTCTAAGTTAAAATGATGCATGTGGTTATTTGTTAATGTATCAATTTTTTGATGTATCAGTTTGATTTCACCACGGAGTTCTATAATCATCTCCTTGTTGGATTGCTCGGTCATTAAAAATTTAGCTCCATAAATTTATCCTTAACAATGCAACGTACATGGCACGGTATAACTACCATCACTATACGTTTCAATTTTTATATTTGAATTTACTTTAGCAACTGTCTTGCTTCTTATAATGTCATCATCTTGTACTTTAACTGTGCCATCACCATTTGATACCAGTAAATCACCACCTTGCACAACTTCATCTTTATTGACTCTTATTATGTATGTACCAACTTGAGCAATATTCATATCATTGACATCACCATCAAGTCCATCATCTGCATCGTCCCAATGTGAAAACACGCCATATACTTTTTTACTATCTGCTGTGTCAGAAACTTTACATTTATTATGCTTAACGTCATCTTCTTTAACAATAGTTCCTGTGTATTCAGTTCCATTAGAGGTAAAAGTAATTGCATCACCAATAGATTTATCACCTAAAGCTATTGATTCTTTCACTTTGTATGCTTCGGTTTTTACATCACCCACATTTTTATCACCATCAATAACTTCTTGATCTTCTGCGGTGTAGTTAACTTCCGCTACATCTGCAACAGCTTGATACCAGTCACACATTTCATCAATTGATTCCATTATTGTACCACGAAGTATTGTTGGTTTAGAATTATCAGCAAGTCTTGACCAGTGAGAACCAGTAAAACCATTAAATTGAACAGTATTTCCACTTACTCCAATTCCACCTTCATCATTACCATCTCCGTAAATAATTACAACACTACCATCGTTGGTTTCTCTGTTAAAATAACAAACATTAGCAGATGCTACAGTTGCACTTAACTTATCTGATGCTGCTTCAACACCTACATTTGTAATCCCACTGCTAGTTTTACCAACAAGTAAAGTACCATCACTTTGTATTCTCATTCTTTCAGAACCATTGTTCCAAAATTGAACAGTGGCATTTTCTCTATTTCCAAGAAATAAATCTTGGTTACCACCAAATGTTAAAAATCCACCATCTGTTGCTGCACCACCAGAATCATCATTTCTTAATTCTACTCTAGCAATTGAAGCTCCTCCGTGTACTACCATTCCTCTACCACTAGCTAACAATGGACTATTGGTTGCAATACCAACAGCATTATTACCACCATCAACAAATAGCATATTGGCATCACCATTAGATTCTACGCGGAAGTCTAGGTCTGCAGAGCCTTCGTTAAAAGCTGTTTCTACGCCATTAAATCTTAATCTTTCTGTAAGAGATCCTGCAACCATTGTATTAAAAAATAATCTACCATCTTCTGTGCCATCAGTCATATCATCTATTAGAGATTTAATTTCTGAATAAAGTATTGCTTCACTAGCATCATTTTCTGCAACAAAACTAATTACACCTCCAACATCTCCGTCAGCAGGACTAGACGAATCTCTTATTAATTTTAAATTAGGTCCAGAGTTAGCATCAGCATCAGTTGATGTTAATGTAAGGGTGTCGGTGTTATCAGCAGTTGTGATTGTAGATGCACCAGTAACTGTTAAAGCTCCTGAAGCAACTGTACCCAAGGTTGCTATATTCTTACTGCCATCCAGGACCACAGCTTTGGAAGCTGCAGCTGTACCAGCTGTTACGTCTAAGACAGTAGCTTCACCAGCACTGTCTGCTATTGTTCTTGCGTTTGTCATAGTTTATCCTTTATCTAATATCAGTGCAGCTTTCAAAGCATCTTTTTCGGTAGATGTCCAAACCACACCAGCAATGTCTTGTATCTTTTGGTCTTTGGCAGATAAGTCAGTATCTACCCAAGTGTTATCATCACCAGTAATAGTGCCACAATCAAATGCTTCTCGTATATTACTACGAGCAATTTCTGTGCCATCTTCTTTTACTATTTGTGCGTAGCGTACTTGAATAGCATTGTATTGTCCTACAACTTCTATTTTATCTACGATTGTTTCTTTAGTTATTGCCATTGTTTTCTCCTGTTAAATTATGCTGTAAAATATGTAAATGATAAACTTATTTCTGCTTGAGAAGTTGCAAAAGTACTATCAAAATCTCGAAGTCCATTTGCTGTGTTATCTGTTTTAGAAATAGTTGCGGTAGTTCCACCAGCAGTTTGTATATCTATAATTAAACCACCATCACCATTCTCAGCATTAGCTGCATTGACTACGTATCCGTGTCCTCTACATATTTCTGCTGTATCTCCTAAACTTGCAAGAGCAAAAGGCAAAGCAAAAGTTGCAGCACCAGTAGGACTTGATACACTTGTAATTTTTAACAAACCAGTAATTGTTACTGCTCTACCAATTTTTGTATACGCTAGTTTTCTAAAATTGCTTTGCAGACTAATAGAGCCAGAGGTGCTACAAGCTATGCTAACAACTCCAGTTGTACCTTCTTCATAATCATCGAGTACGTTAGATGCTGTATTAGCTGTGCCTACGCCAAGAGCAATTCCATTGTTAAAAGATGCAACTCCGTTAGAGTGAATTCTCATTCTTTCAGAGGCTGAACCACCTGTGCCAGTAGCAAATACTAATCTAGCCTCACCACCTGTTCCGTCACCCTCACCAAGTATTCTTGCGGCAATTCCAGCAGAACCTGAATCAGCAGTTAAAAACTCTATACCACCTAAAGTTTGACCAGCAGTAACAGTTGTGTTTGGTCTTTTTAAAGATATTGTGCCGCCAGTATTTGTAGCACCAGTTATTTGTAATTGAGTTGTCGGAGAACTTTCATTAATACCAATTCGGTCTGTACCACCATCAACAAATAGCATATGAGTATTACCTGACGATTCTATTCTGAGGTCTGCATCAGCTCCAGTTTCGTTAAATACTGCACCACCGTCTTGAGTTAATGCACCATCAATGTCTACAACATCAAGGTTAGTCGTGCCGTCTACGTCTATGTTGCCTGAAATATCTAAACTACCAGCTGCAATTTCACCAGTTGTAGTTATGGTAGATGCACCTGTATCAATATTACCAAAGCCTGATGTAATTGTACCAGCGTTCAATGCACCTGTGCCTGTAACGCCAGTGTAAGAACCAGCAACTCGTGCTACTGGTACTGTGCCACTATTTAAATTGTCAGCATTAATTTGAGCTACTGCAAACGTACCATACGCTACAATATCAACTTCATCACCGTTAGCTAAAGCAGATGCAAATGTAACAGTATCACCTGATGTAACCGTAACATCAGCTGTAGACATTCTTACACCATTTAAGAATACGTCAATAAACCCAGCATCATAAGCAAGGGTATTACCAGCAGCGTCATTACCTGTAACAGCTGTCGGTGTACCTGAAATATCGTAGTGGTATCGTTGAGATGTACCATTGACGGATGAACCAGCATTTTGCCAGCCACTTGCACCGTACACATTCAACACATTAGTTGACGTATTAAAATAGAGATCACCAGCTGTCAGTGAGCTACTTGGAGCTGAAGATGCAATTCGATACACCTCACTAAAATTATTTACCGAAGCTATGTTAGATGCAACACTATTAACATTAGCAATAGCACCAGCTGTAGTATTGACGTTGCTGACAGCTCCAGCCACAGTTGCAATATTAGCTACAACACCACTACCATTTAAGTTAGCAATGTTAGTTATAACACCACTAGCATTTAAGTTAGCCATGTTCGTTACATTGGTAGATGTGCTTAGTGCATTTAAATCAGAAACAAAGTCAGACGTTGCTAGTAAATTTAAATCCGTAACAATATCAGATGTTGCCAGGGTATTGATGTCAGCAACAATATCAGATGTTGCAAGTGTATTTAAGTCACTCACAATGTCAGACGTTGCTAAAGTATTAATGTCAGAAACTATGTCAGAAGTTGCTAAGGTATTTAGGTCTGAAACAATATCAGAAGTAGCTAGTGTGTTTATATCAGAGATCACATCAGATACAGCTAATGCGTTCATGTCCGATATAACATCAGTTGTTGCAAGCAATGCCATATCAGCAATCACATCAGTTGTTGCAAGCAATGCCATGTCCGCAACTACGGCACTAGCAGCTAGGGCAGAGATGTTTGAGTTTGCACCAGCAACAGTATCAATAGCTGTTTGTTGAGCATCAGTTGGTCTGATGTCTTTCCAAGCCGAGCCGTTGTAAACTTTAAATCCAGTACCATCTGTTTTGAAATAAATTGCACCAGTAGCTAAACCATCACCATCATTATCAGCAGAAGGATCAGAAGATTTAGCTCCCAAATATCGATCATCAAATGAGTCTAAGCTAGCCGCAGCATTAGTTGCAGAAGTTGCAGCTTCACTAGCTTTAGTGGTAGCAGTAGTAGCAGACGTTGCCGCTGAAACAGCATCAACAATTAATGTCCAAAAACTTGTATTTGTTAGAGCTGTGCCTATTGGAGATGCTTGAATACAAATGTAGATGTTATTCAGTTGAGCTGTAGTAGTGCCTTTAACTATATCTCTAACCACATAAGCAGCTGTAGTTGTTGTAGCACTGCCACCTTTAAATGAACCGAGTTCTTGCGTAACGGATAATTCACCTGAGCTGTCAAACGCCAGGACCTTAGATGCACGATCTGTAGCTGAGTTCGTAAACTCAGTGGAAGTCATAGTGTTCGTTCTTGATATTTTCATAGAACGATCAACTTCTTCTTGCACTTCCTGAATTTGCATTTGCAATTTGTCTAATGCATCCTCATGAGTTTCAGCTGCAAATGGATCGTTTTCAACGTAATCAGATTCTTGGGTCAAACTCGTGTCACGGATTAGCACGAGGGTAGTGCCAGCAGCTGGAGCTGTTACCATAGTGACTGTGCCACCTGAAGCTCCATTGTCAACGATAGCATAATTGGCAGAACCACTGCCTACACTTTTAACAGTTTCTGCTCCAGTAGCTGATCTCTCAATTACTTTTAGTTCTGACGTTGAGTTGATTGGAAACGTAAACGTAAAAGCTGTAGTTGAACCATTACCAGAATATGATTGTGATACGGTAGTAGTTGATATAGTCATAATTTTTGTCCTTAGTAGTTAACAGATTTATTTCTTGGTAATAAGCCGTCTTGTTGTAATTCTTTTCTAAATTCAACAGCATTAAAAATTTCTAAATATGGGTAAACACCATCACCCTCGGTATAAAGTGACAACATTTCTATTCCAAGTTTGGAGTATTGTTTTCTTAATTGTTGGATTTGCTTAATTCTATAATCGTCATTTGTGCCAGCAAAAATTCTACGATCAAATTTATCTTTTGGAAAATTTTGATAATCAGAGCTGTAATATAAATCTGTAATAGCTTCTTTAAAATTCATACCAGTTTTAGAATCACGAACATCTTTAAATGCAAACTTTTGATATAGTGACCATGATTTGTCATCCATTTTTATACCTAATAGTTGTTGACTATAAGATTGACCAGGCACACCCAATCTAAATATATCAGCTTCTACTGGAGTAAATTCTTCACCAGCACTAATAGTAAATGGTGACAAGAAATTATACGTTCTCATACCATACCCATAACCGTTGCCAACTTCTTGCACTTCACCAAAATAATCTCGTTTCATTGGCAAGCTACTATTAACACCTGGAAAACCTTTTCTAATAGCATTAGAAGCAACAGTTAAAATACTACCAAACCCTTTTAAACTATCTGCTACTGATCCAGTTTTTGGATAACCGAAACCAAGATTAGGAATATACAATCCAGTTTTTTCATCTATTAACGCAACACCATCAGCATCTGTTCGGTATGGCTCTAAATCTAAATTGTCACTAAATTCGTAACCTATATCTACTTTTGATGGATTAACTGCTGTTTCAAGACCAGCAAATAAAGTTCTAGCTGGTACAACTGAAGATGCTACATCACCTATAATTTTATCAAATTGTGGTCCTTGTTCACCTGTAGCATTATTGATAACACTTTCATTAAAATTGGTCATACCTTGTAAGAACGAAATATTACTCATGTATTCTGAAACAGCAACATAAGTAGCCATAGCTATGCTACCTCTAACCATGTGACTATCACTTCTTGCCATCAAATCAGCAGCCGTTGCAACTACTGCAAAAAATGACGATACTGGTTCTAATCCAGCAATCGAAATATATGTGTGTTTACCATTTGGCAATCGAGTATAAGGATCAAAATTAGGTAAATCATTAGGTGTATCATCACCTCTAATGACGAAACTAAATTGTTGTACGCCATGATCTTTTAAAAATTCTCGTTGAGCTTTATCTCTTGGTAAACCACCTATAAAATTACCCTCATTAAATTGAGCTAATGCGTAAGCAATTAAAGAAGCTCCTAATGCTTGTTTACCCATTTCTTTAGCACGAAAGGTACTGTCATTCATAAATTTTTTTTTATAAGTCTCATCAAATATTGCATTCAATACAGGTGTAAATGGTGTTCGATGATATACTGCTTTAGCTATGTTGGTTGGTGTTTTCATAAAAGGTAAATAAAAACGCACTAGCTTAGATTTAGTTTGTAAATTTTGTATTGCTTTCCCTGTTTCACCTAATTCATTTTGAAAGGTAAACATTAAGGCAGCATCATCAATAGTTTTTATTGTTGATGGTTCTTTTAAATAATCTAAAATTATTTCAGCTATTTCATCTTTATCAGTAATACCACTTTTGACTAACTCATTTGTTTTACGAGCTATCATTTCTCCTTTTTCAGCTTCACGAGCTATAGTCTTAAAAAATTCATCACCCCAAACTAAAGCTGAACCAGGAAAGCGTATGCCTTTACCAAGCATATCAATACCTCTACCAGCCATTTTATCTGGATTTAAATTTAGATAACGACTGCTGATGTAATCTTGACTTGGACCACTTAATTCTATTTTACTGCCAGATACTTGATTTGGTCTTTTAAAGGACTCATTAGCAGCTTTTAGTGCTTTGCCAGTGCTGTAAATACTAGAATATACACGAGCATATACTTCGTTAAAAGCAACACCTTCTTCTGCTGTAAAATATTTAGTGCCAGTAGCTTTGTTAATACCTTTTGCAATGCCAGTTTCTACTTTGCTATAAATTGCAGCAAGAGCTAATTCTGGTATAGCACCAGCTTGGAATATAGCATTACCAAACATATTACGACCATGTGATTTCGGACTTGATAACAAACCATTTATATACAATTCAAAAAAAATATTTTTAACTTTTGTTTTCCAGCCATCTTGAACCATTTGGTGAAACGCTTTTTTACTATTTAACTCTACAAGTTTTTTAGCAAAGACCTTGGCACTATCAGCACCACCTAGCTCATTTAACATAGCTTCTTCAAATTCGTTGATTGAACCTTTAAAGTCGTTAGGTATTCTAAAAGCACCTAATGATCGTGCTACATTAGCTCGACCAGTTTTAAATATATGTACAACAGATGCATGCTTGGCTGCTGCTTGTCTAAATTCAAATAATGTTTTGGTGTCATTTGCACCAATAGCAACTTTATTAGCTAAATCTCTTAATTCTAAAGTAGATGTTTCTAACATACGCTTAACTTCAACAACTTGAGTATCAGTAAATAATTGGTTTTGTGCGTAAAAATCGTCTTTTAAATTAAGTTCAGCTTCTAAGCCAGTACGAGCTTCAGCTACTACAGTTTCAAAATCTCTTGTTTCTAATTTTTCTCCAGGTAATTTAGCATTTCTATTTTCAACAGCTTCTAAATATTTATAAACATCTTGTTCAGAATTAAAGGTATCAAAATTAAATCCAGCTTCTTTGCCACTCTCTACTGTGCCTTCTGCTTTCTCAGCAGCTATAACTAGTTCTTCAGCTTCAGCTTCAGTCTTTATTTGTAAGTCAGACTTTGGTCCTTCACCTGGTCCATATAGTTCTGCTTTAGTTGCTGTAGTAGCTAAAGGATCATCAACAGCTTTTATAACTTCGGTAACACTAGGACTACTAGTAGTTTCTACAGATTCTTGTACGACTGGTTTTTCTTCTACTTTTACCTCTGTTTTAGGTTCTGTCTTAATTTCAGTTTTAGGTGTTGGTTTTTTCTTAGTGTTTTTTAATCCAAATTTTAAAAAATCTTTTAAACTTGCTAATTCAACTTTGTTGCCATCAGCATCAAATAACGGCTGAATACCTTCAGCTGTAGCTTTTATATCTTCTATGCCAGATGCAGTTGCGTTTGCCAAAAGATCTGCATCTCTTGTGTCTTTTTTAATAGCCATGTAAAGGGAACTCCAAAAAAAAAGGACACGCAATGGTGTCCTATTTTATTTATATATATCTGATTTATTGTTTAGTTTGTAGTCTTTTTTAAAAAAAGTAAATGTTATGTTTTGTTCTATAAAGTTTCTAATCTAAATTATAGGCTTCAATAGTTTGTTGTGTAAAATTTTGCCAAAAACCAGGATCATCTTTTGTTTCTATCTCTGCTAACATGTATTCTATTTTTTCATCATAAGTCATGTTTGCTGTTGGATCATTGTCAATTTTACTAAATTGAGTATTTATTGTTTGCCCTATGCTTGGATTAGCAAACGTCATCCATAATAAATTTATTGCTGGATCTAAAACAACTCCAACAGCTACATAGCTATCAAAGAAATTTATAAATCTACTTTTAAATTTATCTTCTGAGTCTCCACTTTCACTAGCACGCATCATTTCAGCTCTAAATTCTGTAGCAAAATTTTCATCAGTAATACCCATTGCATCTGTTAATAGTAGGGTGAATGATTCTTCTGATGGCATAATGTAACCAGCTGTACCCCAACCAAGAGCAGAACGATTTAAGTCAATAGCAGTTTTTATTAATTTTTTTTTCATTGGCAATGGTACTGAATCAAATACATTTGATCCTTTCATAGCAATCTCTACTGATTTTAATGAACCGTATGATCCAGAATTTAACCAAGGTATTCTTTTAAATACAGTATTAGCTGATAGAAATGCTGCAATATGTGACATCATATATTCACCTTGCTTACCATAATCAGTTTGCGGTCTAAAATTTTTATTCCAATATTCACTTACAGTATAAGCATCACCAAATGATACGCCACCTTCATCATTGTAAAGCCATTTTTGGAAAGCTGGTACTTCAGGTAATTTTTTATTACCAATATCTAAATCTTCAATTAAAGATCCAAGTGTATTAGGTTTTGCAGAATAACCTATATAAGTTGTGCCGTTAATATTTTTGTTATTATCACGACTGTAATAAGTATTCTTTTTTTCGTAATCACTTTCATACCGAGCATCTACATCATCTATCAAGTCAACTAAACTATCTGCAAATTGACCAAAGCCACCAGTAATAGTTTTTAAAAACTCATTACCCATAGCTTGACCTGTACGGTTGTATTTAGTGATTGTGCTTATAACACCATCTCCCCAATTAAATCTTTGTTGAATGTCACCATTATCATCGTTTACAACTTCTTCACTAGATACCTCACTATCTAATCTTTCAGCACTGTAATTTTCTTTTTTATAAATAGCAGCGTCAGTAGCATCTACTATATCTAGCAAGGAACTTGTAGCTTCAGGTATTTTCATTTTTAATTATTACCAACTTGTTCTGCATATTCAATAG